GGGCGAAGAATACATTTTTGTGTACTCATCACCCCCAACACTCCCGATCGAAGACCCCGGGCCGCACCTACCTATTTCAAATAGGTAGGATAGGTTTGGGATCAGACAATCGGGACCTGAGTAGAAGAAGTTGTCTAGGTGCCGTTTAACGGTACCGAGAGCTTCTTCCTCCCAGGTTTGAAGCGAGTCTAAACGCCAAGTTTTACACCGTTCATTAACGGATAAAAACTTGCTTAGAGCACGTGCGTCCGCTTCGGGCTCAGTTACATCTACAAATTTCTTGTAGAAGGCTTTGCCTAAGCTAAGACAAGCGTACTCTTTCGGCGTTATATCTGGCCAGCTACTAACCGGAGTTCCAGCCTGTAATTGGCTGATGACTTCGGGAGGTAGATGACTAGATAGGTCCTTGAGGAGGGCTTGATAAAGAACGACAGGCTGACGGCTCATATCGTGTCCTCTCAAACGCTGCTGTTGAAGCGGGTCGGCCCTTATCAGTTATTCCGCGAAGAGCGGAAACTGGCAAGAGCTGCTGTATCTGCGACGTTCTCCAACTGTTTTGCAGTTGTAGAAAGGGCAGGTCCAACAAGATACAAAGGGTTCACACCCAAAAGTATCAAGACCCACAGAAACCACGGATTCTTCAGAAGTTTCTTCTGAAGTTCTTCGGGGGTTTTCATTAGAGAACACCCGAAACTACCGTGTCCCCTATCCCAGAGCTCGTATTGCTAAGAGCTCCGATGTGACAGGAGAGTGCAGCGCGAACGTCTTCGCTGTCGGTAAGCTCCGCGCCAGCTGGCACCTCCACAACGGTGGTGATCAGCATGACTCGGGTCGAACCGGCGGCGTCCACAATAACACTCTTGCGAGTGATTTGTTTGTAGACGTTCATAGGAGCAGCAGTCGCTCGCCCTTCCGAATCCAGCGTGCGGGTCTTAAGAACCGCAGGCTTGGAAAAGGCTAGGGTGAACGGCGTCGAAGCTCCCGTTGAGATGACACCAGTCTGCGTACCGCCAAGGGCGGTAATCGCATACTGTTTCCCGTTTGAAGACGGGAAAGTGTCAGCGGTCAGGGTATACGTAGGAGACGTAAGCCCCGACTGGGCGGCCCCCGTAAGGGGGGTAGACGGACTCCAGGCCATTGTAAAAATGTCCTTGTTGCACGGGTTGATAAAATCAGAAGCGACGAGTCTTCAAACGGGCAAGCGCACCGATGTTTAGCCACTGTGTGGCGAACCCCGGTAGGCGAAACCTGAACTCCGGTATTGGAACCGAAGAAACAGGCGTCCGTATGATGACTTTAGCCTCTGAACGGTAATCGCCGATAGAGGTTACTTCCCGCAACACCTTGTACTGTGGTTTAGTGTTGGCATTACGAACGTCTACGACTTGGTAAATTCCAAGCCGCCGTTCGGTTCTAATGCCCCATGCTAAGTCCACCTTACGAAGTGCGAAGGAATCGAGTACCTTGCCAATATTGGTAAAGTAATCGATTAAGAACGAGTACGGCACTAGCTCCCAGACGGTCGGAATAATGTTATCAGGGCTAAAGCCCCAAAGACGTTGTTCCGAGGCGTAAGGGTTGCTAGTATCGCATCGCACGGCACCCCGGTATTTGATCTCGACTCTCTGGTCTCCACGAGTGGAGGCCTGGTAGCCGAGACCGCCGGAGAAATAGGAGACAGTATTTCGGTCAAAAGACTCCGAATTAGTAGAGTGATATCCTGTGATCACAACTAAGTTGCGATTCAGAATTTCCTTCCGCTTTTCCAGAGTCTCCAGGGCGTCTCTGACATCATTTATCAGAGGCATCCAGCCGAAACTGCCTTCAAGCCATGTCTGACTCAAGTATCTATTCTTCGATTGGTGGCTCTTACCGGCTCTCCGCTGTCCGCGGAGAATACGGTTGTAGAGATCACCTACCTTAGAACGGAGGGCTTGAGCCGGATTCTTAAGCATCCTCAGAGTTTCACGCAATTCTCCAAGCGCCACACCTCCTTGAAAGGAGGTCTGGGAGCTTCGGAGTCTCGCGTAGAACTTTTCTCTGGCGATGTTTTCGGCCGTCGTGGTAGAAGTGTCTGCCGGGGCAGTTGGAATTCCTATGTTTCTACATAGGTCTCCCGTGACCAGGCGGTATCTATAGTTACTAGTAGGACTCGGTCCGGTCATATACTCATAGAGCATATAACCTGAAGAAGAGTGAATCGTGGACTGCTCACCCTGAAAGGATGAGCCGGCCTGAATCCCTCTTCGGATCTTGTCCCGCCAGGCAGGGACGCTAGAACCCGTCGTACTATCCTCCCACGAGTACTTCTTCTCAAAAACCGTCACAACAGGCGGTAATTGATTGGAAGTCTGTGTTTGGATAGCTTGAAGGCGTTCAAAGCGTTTCCTGACTTTTGTACCCATAGATATCAACTCCTCTACTTTGGACAGTGGCTTTACTGCCACGGGGTCGGTTTGATGTCGGTGAGACATCTC